CATTAACATCAACTGGTGGTACAGTAACTATATCAAATGATGCAAATACAGTTAATTTAGAAGTTATTCCAGCTAGTAATTTTACTGGTGGTACTGTAACTGGTGAAACTACTTTCACAAACGGATTAATAACAAACACAATATCGGCAACAACATATCAAAATTTACCAACCGATGTTTTTGTGACTGGTGGTACTTACGCTAATGGTTCACTATCATTTAAAAATAACACTGGTGGTACATTTAATATTATTACATCATCTAATTACGCTGCTGGCGTAATAAGCGGTGCAACTGGTTGGTCGTCAACTGGTACTGGTCAAATTAACTTACCAGCTGTTAAAGTGGCATTATATAACAACACAAATAATATAGAACCGATAATTGTTTATGATTTAGCTGCTGGAACAACAAATTCTGGTGGTATACCATCGTTAACTGATAATGACACTAACTATATCGTTATTGAATATAATGGTGGTTCACCTATTTATAATGTTTATAATAATGATGGTGTTGTTAATGATAGTGATGTAGTGTTAGCATACATAGTATATCGTTTAGGTAACTTTATACATGTTTTAGAATTTGGTAATCAAGGTGCTGGTTTAGCTAATAAATTAAACGATAGAGTTATAATGACTGAACGTTTTGGTTGGGAGAGTGGTTTAACATTAGGTTTGAGTGGTTCAACTGGTGTTGTTTCATTAACATCTGGAATTGCTTGGAATGGTTCTTATAGGCAAACCTTAACTGCTGTCAATTCGCAAGATGATATATTTTTTAAAAATTATCATAGTGGTGGTACTTGGACGTATACAACAACTGGTGATACTTTGAATAATTCTTATTACGATAATGGTACCAATATTGTATTAGCTACTGGTGGTAAATATTTGGTAACAGCTTTTGCTACAGTTTTCTCACCTTCTGGTTATGTACCTTCAGCTGGTGAACATAATGATTTGACTGGTTTGCAAGGTGGTACTGCTGGTCAATATTATCATTTAACTTCAAATCAGTATAATAATAACGCTTATACTAATGTTAATAATAATTTTTCAACTGGACAAACAATAAATGGTGATTTAATAATTACTGGAAATTCTATAACCACAACATTAAGCGCAACATCTATAACCGCAGATACAGTAACAACATTTATACCAGCTTTTACACCCCAAGAAATTTTTAGAGGTGTAACATTTTCAAATAACTCAACAACTGTAACCACTTCTGGTGGTATAACAATGTCAACAACTGCATCTAACTTAGCTCAATCGGTATCTTCAACAGATTTTGCTAGTAAACAAATTCGTTTAAGATATTATAGTACTACTGTTAGTGGTGGTCGATATACTGGAACTAGAGGTTCTGCGTTATTATGGTATATTCATGGGGGTTTTAGATATATATGTGATTTTAGAATATCTGATACTTCTTTTGCTAGTGCATGTCAACAATTTTATGGTTTAGCTGGTTCAACTGCTGATTTAGCGTATGGTACTGTTTCTTTAGTACAAGTAAGTACATTAACTAACTTGATAGGAGTTGGAAATGATGGTGCAGATACTAATTTACAAATAATACATAATGATGCAAGTGGTACAGCAACTAAAATTGATTTAGGTGTTGATTTTCCAGCAAATAGAACAGCTGGAGCCGCATCAACTACTATGTATAGTGTAACTTTATATAACGCACCAGCTTCAAATACTGTTAAATATATGGTAGTAAATAATGAAACTGGTGCAGTTGCTATGGGTGAGATAACAACAAATTTACCAGCTACAACACAAGGTTTAAACTTTTTTGCAAGTAGAGCCATGGGTGGTGGTGGTGGTGTGACTGGTTCTGGACAATTTGAGTTATCTAAATTAGGGGTTTATTCGTTATTATAATATGGAAAAATTTACATTAACAGCAACATATATAATTGAAGATGATTTAGAAGCGAATGTTTGTTTAAGACCTTCTAGTGATTTAATAGATGATTATATTGCAACGTATAGAGTATATAATAATGAAACAGAAGCGTTAATAGATATACCTTTTTTTATTGACGAGATGACACCATTATTATTTCATGATTTTAAACAAATGGATAATGTACCTATTGAAATAAGAGACCAATTCGAGTTATAGTCAATCTTCATCGTATAAACCTTTTTTAGGTTGACACTTATCTCTAATCAACTTTTCAACAAAAGCAAACATTTTTAAACCATTTTGTTCACAATACTTTTTAAGTATCTCATGTGTTTTTGGTGTTATTTTCAAGTTTTTATCTCGTTTCATATAGCTTTTTTACTATAAGTATGATAAAAGTATGATAAAATTCACACTAAATTATATTTATCTTTTTTATTGGACTTACTTTTGAAAAAAACCTAATATTTATAATAAAGAAAACGATAAAGTAAATAACATAAAAACAAAAAAACAAAACTATGCCAACAAAAGTATTCGTAAGTCCTGGGGTATACACATCAGAAAAAGACTTAACATTTATAACACGTCAAGTTGGGGTTACAACATTAGGTTTAGTTGGTGAGACAACAATTGGTCCAGCTTTCCAACCTATATTTGTTTCCAACTATGGTGAGTTCCAGTCTTTCTTTGGTGGACAAAACCCAACAAAAATAAAAGACACTGGCGCACCAAAATATGAATTACCATATATTGCTAAATCATATTTAACACAAGCTAACCAATTATTTGTAACAAGAGTTTTAGGATTATCTGGTTTCGATGCTGGTCAAGCTTGGGGTATCACATTAGATGCTGCTGTAGACCAATCAACGGTTACTACTGGTTCATCAGTAACATATACAACTGGTTTAATAACTTATTCAGCAACATCTGGTAACACTTTATTAAGTTTAACTAGTAATGACGCTTTAATGACACTATTAATTGCTGATGGTCTTTTAGACAATACATTGGCTAGTATATCTATAGTAAGTAGTGGTGGTACTGTAAGTATTCCACAAACTTTCCGTAAGACTGGTACTTCATTTAGTGGTTTAAGTACTACATTAACAGTTGTTTCAAAAGGAACAAATGGTGGTGGTGCATTTATTACTGGTACAACTAGTGGTGTAACAACATATTACGCTGGTACTGGTTATTCAGATGTTGAAAATACATTAGTAGCGTTATTACGTTCTAGAGGTGGAATTAACACAGATACACAATTACCATCTTTTGAATTGAGTGCTGCATCAAACGTTGCTTTTAGTACAGCTTTAACTGATGCTCTTACTGACCCATTAGCTGATTTCGCATTGACTGGTACTTCTAATGTTCAAGGTACAGTTAATTATTCTTTATCTTTAGATAAAACTAAGAAAAATTATCTACCAAGAGTATTAGGTAGAACCGCTCAAGATGGTAATGCTGCTTTATTTGTTGAGGAATTTTATAATAAAATGTTAGAAGATTTCTTAAATGCTGATAAAGTTAGAGGTATTAGACAAACATTAGTTACTTATGGTGATGATTTTAAAGAATATAAATATGAATATTCACCAGCTGTAACACCTTATGTTGTTTCTGAGTTACGTGGTAACAATATCTTAAAATTATTTAGATTCTGGACTATATCTGATGGTAATGCAGCTAATGACCAATTTAAAATATCAATTAGAAACATTAAATTAGATACTAAAGAATTTGACGTTATAGTTAGAGCTTACTACGATACTGATGCTCAACCAACAGTATTGGAATCATTCTCTAAAGTAACTATGGACCCAACTTCAAACAATTATATTGCTAGAAGAATTGGTACATTAGATGGTGAATATCCTTCTAAATCATCATACGTGTTGATTGAGATGAATGACACAACTGATACATCTGATGCGTTCCCAGCTGGTTTCATTGGTTTCCCACATAGAAATTACCAAACAAATAGTAATACTACAGTTAAAACACCTATTTTAACTTACAAAACAGAATATGGTGCTTTTGAAAACAAACGTAAATTCTATTTAGGTTTATCTAACACTATTGGAATTGATTCAGATTTCTTTGATTTTAAAGGATATCAAGATGAAGATGGTTTAGCATGGACTGGTATGACTAAAGGTTTCCACATGGATGTTGATGCTACTGGTGCAACAATTAATAATGTTGCTTATACCTTCTTTACTGGTGCTGATGAATTTAGAACTGAAAGTGGTGTTATTGGAACTGATTATGAAAAATTATATTCTCGTAAATTTACATTCGCACCATATGGTGGTTTTGATGGATGGGATATTTACAGAACAAGAAGAAGTAATTTAGATAGTTTCATTATAAATGGTGTAAATGGTGTTAAAGGTACAACTAGTGGTGCGTTTGTTAATAGAACATTATCAAATGGTGATTTAGGTATTAACTCTGACTACTATGCATACTTAGAAGCTATTTGGACATTTAAAAACCCAGAAGCAGTAAACGTTAACATTTTTGCAACTCCTGGTATTGATAATATGGATAACTCTAATTTAATTGAAGCAACGATTGAAATGGTTGAAGAAGATAGAGCTGATTCATTATACATCATGACAACTCCAGATACTTCTGGTGACGGTACAACTGTTATGGAAGCTGAAGAAGTTGTTGATTTCTTAGACGGAATGTACGATAGTAACTATTCTTGTACATACTGGCCATGGATTCAAGTAGACGATACAGAAAACAATGTTTACATCTGGATGCCAGCAACAAGAGATGTC